ACCTGCCATATCGCCAGTATTTTTAACAATTTTCTTATCTTCAAAAATTACTACCCATGTTGCATTTGTTGCCATTATTATTCTCCTTAAGTTTTAATTACGTACATTACTGTTAAATATGGTTGAAGAACCGAAGTTGCATCTCCCGAAAAAGTTGCACTCATATTATGAGAGTGACCACCACCTGAACCTGCATTATTTGTACCAGTAGATGAAGGGTTATAAGGTGATTTATTGGATAAATCTAAAAATGACATCGCTGGACCTGAATCCTGCCATGGTCCAGCTGAAGTAAGGCTGTGTGAGTGTGAAGCCAATTGTGCTGTTGAAAGAGTTGCATTAGCAGTTGAACCTCCAACATTTCCAGTTGAAGTAACTGTATTTGCTCCACCAGTTGAAGCTAAATTTTTAGTAGGAGATTTTGAAACTGCTACGTTATCTTGTAAATTAGGAAGATTAAAAGTTGTAGAGCCATCTCCAGTTCCATAAGTTGTTGAAATAATTGCAAATAATGCAGCATAAGTTGTTCTTGAAACTGCTGCACCAGCACATTCTAAGAAACCTGTTGGTACTGAACCAGTAGACCATGGAACAATTGTACCTGTAGGAATTCCTTCGATACCTGTAAGGTTTGCTCCTGAAAAATCGTATTTTGTTGCTTCGTAATTTGACATATTATTTCTCCGTGTAAGTCCATCCTACATTTGTACCAGAATAAACCAATCCAAATGCAGCACCTTCTGTATTAACTACTAAATCAGAAGTTGCATTAGCTATTTTTAAACTATTTCTACCAACCGTCAAGGCATTAGCATCAAACGTATATCTTGAATCTACAAAATTTACTACATCACCAATAACTGGAGCTGCTGGCAGTGTAAGTGTCACTCCTCCACCATTTGTTTCTACAAATAGATTAGCACCAGATTGAATTGTTTCTGCTGCACTTACAGTTCTCCAAACTCTTTCTTCTGTAACTTTTACAACATTAGTTCCATCAGAATATACTACATAATTATTTCCTTCGCATAAAGCTACACCAGTTCCTGAAGCAGTTTTAATTGTAAGAGTATAATTAGCATGATCAGTTCCATCTATAATATTATAAACTTTTTCAATACTATCAGGCACTGTTACAGTTCTATTTGCAGCTAAAGTCCCTGTGAATTTTAAAGTTGCATTTCTTGCATTAGAAATAGTTTTATCTGTCATTGCTAAGACTACATCGCCACTAGCAACATCAATTGCTTCATAACCTGCAACTGCTTGTTGAATTAAATTTAAATTATTATTTGTATCAGTACCCCATGTACCGGAAGCTTCACCAGTTCCAATTAGTTCAAGTTTTAAGTCTGTTGAATAAGTTGACATAATTATCTATACGTTACTTTATTAATTTTGTAAATAATATATATTTGTATGCATTTGTACACTAAATATTAGTCCAAATTTCAATATTATCATTAGTAATTGGATCCCAAAATCGTAAATTCACTGGAGTAACCGTCATTTCTTGACCAGTTTGAAGAATAAAGTTATTAGTATTAAGAGTAACATTAGCTAAACTTGTAGTCATTTCTTGACCAGTTATTGAAAGAAATTGTTCAGCACTAATCGTAATAGAACTTACATTAGCATTAGCATTAATTCCAGTGATAGGAAGTATCTGATCTGAGGTAATTATAAAACTCGATAAACCAGTATTTATAACTTGACCAGTTATAGCTGTAATACTAGCTGATCCAGTTGATATTGTACCTACATCTGTATTTATTGTAAATTCAGGAACTACTATTGTTATAGCTCCACCTGCTGCTATTGAATAAGTTCCAATAGTTGTATTCGCTTGTTGACCAGTAATAGAAAAAAAATTATTAGATTCAATAATAAAATCACCTGTAGAAGCTATTGCCTCTTCACCAGTAACTGATATTGCAGCATTCCCTGTAATACTTGAAACATTATTAACAGAAGCAGTTATAGATTGACCGTCTTCAATAAAAATATTTCCATCGCCTGTAACAATTCCTCCAAGTCCTTCACCCCAAGTACCAGTTCCCCATTCCTCTCTACCCCAACCTTCACCCATATTAAGTTCAAGTTCTAGTTGTGAAAGTCCAGTGATAGGAACTTCTCTACCTACTCCAAAGGAAATAGTACCAGTAGCTGTATTAGATTGTTGACCAGTGATGAATAAATCTGTAACAGCAATTCCTACAGTAATATTACTGACATTACAGGTTAGACCTTCACCCGAAATTATTGTTAAAGAAGGAGCTGTAGTAACAACACCACTATTATTAAGTGTAGTTGTTGATGATATTCCTGTAATAACACCTAGGGCATCAGGTGATGTACCCCATGCGCCGGTATTCCAGCCATATCTACCCCAACCGACTGATGCTGGCATAAGGATTTACCTCCTTATGCTATTCTGATTAAACCAGCAGATGCGTTTGCAGTAGGAAACTGTAATTCAAAAGTTCCGTTTGTAGAAGTTTTAACTCCTCCAAAATCTAAAACTGCAATTGCAGAATTACTGTTATTTGCATTGTATAAAAGTGCAGCTTGAGCAGAAATTGTTGCATTTGCAAATGTAACATTATCCGCATCAAAAATTGCAGTAGTTCCATCTACAGAAATTGCTACATTAGTTAAAGCATTTCCACCAGTAGTATAATTAGTACCAGATGATGAAATTTCATTCGCTGTTGCATACGCAGTTGTGTTTGCTGCTAAAGATGCAGTGTTATCGTACAAAGCACACTTTAAAGTTTGTGCTGCAAGGTTTCCACCAGGCGACATTAAGTCTTGTTTGAATACAGTGCAAATTGCTTGTGTTATTGCCATATTTATTGTCCTCCAGTTAATGTATTTGTACCTAGTGGGCTACCAGGAAACTTATAGTCTGTTCTTCTTCTTCTACGAGCTTCGTTGTTTATGGCAGCTACTTGTTCTTTATACAAATTTTTATATATAGTATAGTCTTCCATGTTCTTTGTAAAGAGATTTGCTTCAGCTAAACAAGCATAAGTTAATGTACTTGGTATATTTTCTGTATACCAATTTGTAGTATTAGTATTTGATAAAGGATTAATTTTTCCTTGATATCCTAATTTAAGTGTATATGCTTGATCTGGAGTAGGAGCTAAATAAACTCTATTATCATCAAAATTAGCAAAATATTTAGGTTGACCTTGAATTGATATATCTGGCCAATATTCTTGACAATATGCTAAAGTTTTCATTTCTAAATAACTTACATTAGAACCTACTGTTATTGTTAAATAATTAAATAACATAGGTTCAATAGCAGTAGGAAGATTTACAAATCTATCTCCAGCTACTGCTGTAGTAGTTACATTTTCATTAAATCCAATAGGGTCTATATCTCTTGATAAACTCTCAAAAGCATTTTGAATAAAATTTTCTACTTGTGCTACAAAATCAGTTCCTGTATTTTCAGCCCAAACTTTAATATCATTTTGGAGACTGCTGTATGTCATTGCCATCTTTTTTTATCTCCTCTTTATATTTAACTTTAGTACCATCTTCTTTTATTATTTCGTCAACTTTAAACTTAGTCCATACATGTCCCGCAAATGGATAAGTTCCATAATGCGTTAAAGGACTTTGAACATCAGCATATATCTTACCGCCTATTTTTTGCCATAATCTACAAAAAGCATAATCTTCACTTAAATATCTATTACTTTTTTCATCAATAATACAGTCAAAAAATGCATAGCAATTTTTACTTGAATATCTATTATTATTAATAATTTGATCACTCGTATATTTAAGATTAGGATAAGCTTCTTTCATTTTATCAAAAACCTCTTTTTTTATGCACATAAATCCAGTTGCAGCATCTAAAACTTCAGTAAATCCTTTTTCTACTTTTATATTTTTAGGTTGAGCAAAATTTAAATTATAACCTAAAGCTTTTTGTTCTAAATTAGTAGGATCCTCTTTTACAAAATCAGGAATTCCTTTCCAATCAATAGATTTTCGAGGATATATTCCAGCGCATACATCATAATCTGATTGTACTAATCGAGTTACAGCTTCTCCATTAAATCCTATATCTGCATCAATAAACATTAAATGAGTAAAAGACTTTTCATCTTTTTCACAATAATCTAAAAATTGACTAACTAATGTATTTCTAGCTCTAGTAACTAAACTTTCATTACCCATGGTATTTAAATGAACTTTAAATTTATTTTTAGCTGCAGATTGAGTTAAATTTAATATTCCGTGTAAATATCCTTCTGATAAAAGACCACCATAACAAGGTGTTGCAACCATAACACCAATTTTTTTTTCACTCATGTTATTACGACTGTAACAGTTCCGAGTGCACTTTGTAACAAATTTGTGTTAGACGTATACCAAGTTGTTGGTAAAGTAGCTACTCCTACATATAAAGGTTGACCTGATGTATTTTCAAAACCAGGTAAAGCAGTTACTTGATTAGGAACACCACCGGTACTAGAACCAGCAATTCCTCCTCCAGTTCTTGCTGCTTTAGTAGCAGAGACATTAGCTTGAAGTCTTGCATTTTCTAAACTTTGAGCATCTGTAAAATATGTTAAATCTAATTGTGGTTGTTTAGGTTCCCATTCTGAATTATGAACTAACATACCTGTCCATTCATATACCATTTCTGTATAAGGAAATCTTAATCCTGATCTATCAGAAATAGCATAAGCATATTTTCCAGCTGCAAATTTATTCGAAGGTGCTCTATGAGGTCTAGAAGAAGCAGGAATCTTTGGCATTAGTTATAAAATCTATTAGCTGTAGCAGGTAAAATTCTAGTAGAAGGAGTATCATCTCCAGCTATTAATCTTTCAAAAGCTTGTTCATAATCTACTCTTAAAATTTCTTGAGTTGCAGCAGGTATACCGGGTCTTTTTTTAGAAAGATAATAAGCAAGTCCTGCACACATACATTCAAAAGCTCTAAAAGGTATATCAACATTTTGTTCTACTCCACTTACAGTTGAAGCTGTAACATCTTC